AAATGGGCCAGCCCATGCACGCCTTTGACCTGAACAAGGTCGCCGGCCGCACCATTGATGTGCGCCGTGCCCACGAGGGCGAGAAGATCGTGACCCTCGATGAAAAGGAGTTCACCCTGAACCCCAACAATCTGGTCATCTGCGATGCCGAGAAGCCAGTGGCTCTGGCCGGCATCATGGGCGGTGCCAACTCCGGCATGGATGAGAACACCACCAGCCTGCTGTTCGAGTGCGCCACCTTCGCTCGTGACTGCGTCCGCAAGACCAGCCGTGCCCTGGGCCAGAACAGTGATTCCTCTGCCCGCTATGAAAAGGGTGTGGACCGCAACTCTCCCGAGCTGGGCCTGGCCCGTGCCCTGCACCTGATCCAGGAGCTGGACTGCGGCGATATCACCACCCTCGAGTATGACCTGACCGATGGCCGCCCGCTGGAGCGCAAGCACATCGTGACCACCCCTGCCAAGATCTGCGGCGTGCTGGGCATCACTGTGCCCGAGCAGACCATGATCGATATCCTGCAGCGCCTGGAGTTTACGGTGGATGTGCAGGCCGATGGCAGCTGGGATGTGTCTGCTCCTCTCTACCGTGAGGATGTGGAGAGCTTCCCCGATCTGGCCGAGGAGGTCATCCGTGAGTACGGCTATGACCACATCAACCCCACCTTCCTGAACACTGCCTCTGTTACCAACGGCGGCCTGAACTACGCGCAGAAGCAGCAGCTCAAGACCAAGCGCCTGCTGGCTGCACAGGGCTTCTATGAGGCCTCCACCCTGGCCTTCTACTCCAACGCGGAGCTGGATATGCTGCACATCCCCGCTGAGGATGCCGCCCGCAAGGCCATCCGCATCCTGAATCCCATCAGCGAGAACCTGTCCATCATGCGCACCCTGCTGACCCCGTCCATGCTGAATGTCATCGTGGACAACCTCAAGAAGGGCAATGCCGAGGGCCGCCTGTTCGAGATGGCTCCCGTCTATCTGGCCAAGGAGCTGCCCATCAGCGAGCATCCCCATGAGCGTCAGACCCTTTGCATTGGTGCCTTTGGCCCCGAGGAGGACTTCTTCACCGTCAAGGGTGCAATGGAGGCGCTGGCCGCAGGCTTTGACCTGACCTTCACCTACGAGCGCGAGACTACCCCGTGGCTCCACCCCGGCATCAGCGCCGCTGTCTACTGCAACGGCAAGCGTCTGGGCGTGTTCGGTAAGCTCTCCAATGAGATCAACGGCGAGCTGGAGATCGCAAAGGACCAGAAGGACAGCCAGAACATCTATCTGGGTGAGCTGGACTATGAGGCTCTGATGTCCTGTGTGGACGGTGAGCTGCGCTATAAGCCGCTGAGCCCCTACGCTGCCGTCAAGCGTGACCTGGCCCTTGTCTGTGAGGAAAAGGTCACCTGCGGCGAGATCGAGGACACCATCAAGAAGGCAAGCTCCCTCATCACCGAGGTCAAGCTGTTCGATATCTACCGCGGCGCAAACCTGGGCGAGGGCAAGAAGAGCATGGCCTTCTCCCTGACCCTGTCTGACCCCAGCGCGGAGATCTCCGCTGAGCAGGTCGAGCGCACCGTCAAGAAGGTGCTGGGCAACCTGAAGTTCAAGCTGGGCATTGAGATCCGATAAACGGTGATCTTTACACAGCACTATGAGTCTCCTCTGGGCGGCATCCTGCTGGCCGCTGATGACATCGGCCTGACCGGCCTCTGGTTCGAGGGGCAGAAGTACTTTGCCCGCACCCTGGATACGGTGCATCAGGAGCAGGAGACCGCCGTGCTCTCCGAGGCCAGACGCTGGCTGGATGTTTATTTCGGCGGGCAGGAGCCGGATTTTACTCCGCCGCTCCATCCCGCTGGCTCTGCCTTTCAGCAGGAGGTGTGGGCGCTGCTGCGCCGCATCCCCTGCGGCCAGACCACGACCTATGGTGCACTGGCAAGGCAGCTGGCTGCAGAGCGCGGTCTTTCCCGGATGTCTGCGCAGGCTGTGGGCGGGGCTGTCGGACACAATGTGATCTCCATCATCATTCCATGCCACCGCGTTGTCGGAACAAACGGCAGCCTGACCGGATATGCAGGCGGCATCGATAAAAAAGCCGCGCTGCTGAGACTGGAAATGAAAATGACGCTGTAAGAAATACGGCAAACGAAAAAATCCGAACCTTTTCCCGATGGGAAGAGGTTCGGATTTTTCTTGTGTGGTGGACGAACCGCAACGCCGGACGAACCCCCGCGTTGAGATTTCTCCTTACAGCGTTGTTTTCATCATCCCGCTTCCCAGAAAACTGGTGCGCTGATAAAATCCGCCCGCCGTGTTACGCAATATAATTCGCTTCTACGTTTTTTATTTTTGTTCTTTCGGACAGAGGTTTATATTCCGTCACCTCCACAGACAGCAAAAAATCCCCCGCCAGCTTTCCTTTCGGATTGCCAGCGGGGGATTTTCAGTTATGCGGTTTTAGTGCAGGAGCGCGGTCAATTCGTAGGCCACAAAGCCCGAAACGAACGCCGCAATGACTGCCCACCAGAGTTTGTTTCCAAACACGCCGGGGGCCTTTTCTAATGCGGTCAGGCGATCGTCCTGCTTCTTGTTTTGAGCCGTGACAATTTCAAGGCTCTTGTTCGTGTTTTCGAGTTGCTGGATCGTCAGCTTGATGTTGGTGTTCATGCCGTTTACCGCATCGGTCAGCCTTTCCAGGTCATCGAGTCGGTGGGTGTTGCTCTTGCTTCTGCTCTCAACATCCGTCAAGCGGTGTTCCAGTTCCTCGTCAGTCATATTTGTTGTCCTCCCCCGCCTTACCGAAACGGGCCACAGTTGCGGTTTCCTTGGATTTCTTTTCCATGTATGCTTCGAGTTTGCTCTTGGTGACTTTGAAGATCAGTTCAACGAAAAAGTCCAGGAACTTTTCGTTGATAGCCCAATCTAACCAGTCCGGGGTCAGATCGCGCAGGGCTTTGATAACCTGCTTCTTTTTCTCTTCGCCCATCTTCGATCCGATCACGTTCTCTTCTGCCCAGCAAATCCACTTGTACGCGGCCTTTGCCACGACGACGCTGTAACCCAGACGCACCAGAGCCAGCGCGCCGATGAACACGCCGCCGAACAGGCACACGACTGCCATCCATGCAGGCATTGCAGAAATAACCATCTTGATAGCTTCCATGATATTTCCTCCGTTTCCTTTCTCTTAGCCTTTCCAACGACTCTTTGCAGCGCGTACATCGACGTGTACAAAGTTGTCGTTGTAATACCGCCCGATTCCGCCCCTGTTGGGAAGCAGCGTTTCGACGTATGCGGCCAACGTATCCACCGACACGCCAGCGATCCAGATGTCTGCGGCCTTTCCGTAGAGGTGCTGGCTGTAATGGGACGCATTCTTTTGCTTCGCATTATGCGACGCAGTACGGAACGCAGAGTTGATGTTCACCGCTTTTCCAAAGTGGGTGCGGATTTTTTGCAGGACTTCCACCAGTTCCGAATCAATAAAGATCGGATCAGAGCCGTCCTTGCATCTGAACTCGCGCACCTTAAAATCCGTGGACAGCTTTTTCGTTCCGTCCTTTGCCAGCGAATAGGCGTTAATCGCCATCGTTCACATCTCCTTTCGGGCGCAGGTCTGCGCCGCAGGCTCTTGTACAGCACTCGGCAATGAGCGTGGCAAACTCCCCGCGCTCGTCGGAGGTATCAACCCCCGCTGCTTCCAGCCGCTCAAGCAGCCTTTCGCACAGATCGGGCCAACTTCTTTTCTTCATAGGTTCCTTTCCAAATGTCCGTTTCCGGGCCGGTAGGCTTACCATACTTCTGCATGGTGTCCCGGTAGATCAGGTTCAACCGCCCGCGCAGGCTTGCACTCTGCGTGTGCGCCAGCAGTCCTTTGATGCTGGCAACGCGGCGGTCAAAATCTTCCTTGCTCATTTCCCCGGTGGCGTACATCTCCGTTATCTTCTTGACCTCTCGCTTCAACCTGCCGACGGTGGACTTGCGCAGTTTCATGTGGGTTGCGTAAATCCGCACTCCTACAAATTCAATGCCCATGCTCACCGGGCGGATGCAGGTCTTGTCGTTCAGGTCAAGGAACAATTCATCCCGCAGGAATGCTTCGATTCTCTCTTTCCACTCTTGGAGCTGTTCTTTCGTTTCGGCCAGCACAATTACATCATCCATATACCGTATATAGTAGTGGATGTGCAGAACGTGCTTGGCGTATTGATCCAGCTCGTTCATGTAGATATTTGCGAAAAGCTGGCTCGTGAGATTGCCTATCGGCATACCCACGTCGTATAGCCATTCTTCCGGCGGCGTGTCTTGCGGTGTTTTCCCGCGCGGCAGGCCAAAGGCTTCTGCCCGACTGTTTATCACGCTGTCCAGGAAGCGCATCAACTCCGGGTCTTTGATTCTTCTGGATAAAATTTCTAGCAGCTTGGCATGGTTTACCCGGTAGAAGAATTTGGATATATCCAGCTTTAAGTAGTACCACTTCGCGTCTGGTTTCCGGCTGACCTGCCGCATCCAGTATTGCAGGCGTTGTGCTGCTTTGTGGCTGCCCTTATCTTTCCTGCACGCATACGAATCCTCGATAAAGAGTTTGTCGTATATCGGGTTGAGGTACTGGTATAGGCTCCACTGTACGATACGATCAGGATAACGCAGGGCCATCACCAAACGCTTCTTTGGTACGAAAACCCACAGCTTGCGGTACGGGCCGAGAATATATGTGCCGCCCTGCATCTGCGCTTGAATCACAAACAGGTTGTGTTCAAACGCCGCAGTAAAGGCTAAAACTTCTTGGCGGTATCGCTTTCCCTTGCGGGCGTTATGGTCGGCCTCGCAGAGATATTCAAACTCCGTAATGACCGCCCATGCGTTTTGAACTGTTTTTATTTCACCTGGCATTTCTGCCTCTTTTCACCGTCGCCGTGTGTGACGTTACCGCCTCCACGGCAATTCAAAATTTTTCCGGGTTGTCTGCCCGGAATGGAAATGCGCTCCTTTAGACACACGCACCGACTATGACCCGTAGATCATAGCCCCCATATCCAGCGTGGTGTCGCCGCACATAATGTGACGTGGTGTAAAGCGGAACGGCCCCCGATGTTCCAGTTCGAATCCGCGCGGGAATTGTTGAGGTTCAAGTTGAACAGGCCAGCGTTGCCGCCATTGTTCCAGTTGCCGCCCCGATTCGGAAGCCGAGTATAGTACATTCCCATGTATGAAAATCGGCAAACCGCTTATAGCGTCTTGATGTAGCCGCCCAGCAGTTTGCCTATTTCCTCGTTGTATTTGGCCCACACCTCGTATTGGTGCATCGTAAGTGGCGGCGGGTACTTGCCCCCGTGTAACTTCTTACTCGCCGCCAGCCGTACCATTCCGCGCAGTACGTCCAGCTCCACGTCGAGATTCTGGGTCGTGGTTTTCTTAAAATATTTGCGGTCGATTTCGATACTCAGGCGATAGATCGTCAGGACGGATTTCTTCAACTCGTCTGCGAGTTCCCGGTCTTTCCGTGGAAAACTCATTGTCAACGGGTAGCCGTAGTCCACCATTTCCTCGATCTTTTCCCTAAGATGAAACGGCTCCACCTTTTTCTCGTCGTTCTTTTCTCCCGCGCCCTTTTCGGGCTTTCCCTGCTGGGGCGGCACGTCGGCTTCTTTCGGCACAGTCAACACCTCCAAAAAATCGGCGCGGCGGCCCGCTGGCCCACCGCGCTTTCTGGTTTTTATCTTTCGCTTCTGTCCTGCGCTACCGCGCAGGACGACAGCTTATCAGGATTCAGCGGGCAGCTCCACAAAAGCGGAACGGCCCCCGAAGAGCCAGTACGAATCCGCGCGGGAAGTGCCGAGGCTCAAGTAGAACAGGCCAGCGTCGCCGCCATTGCTCCAGTAACCGCCCCGAAGCGGAAGCCGCTCTTCTGCGCCGTTGTTGAACCAGAAGTAATCACCGCCATAGGTGGTGTCAATGCCAGTGCCAGTAAGAGCGGCATCCGGCATCAGCGCCAGTGCCATAAGCACCAGCTTTGCAGCGTCGCCCACAGCAGAACCGGCAGTAATGTCCTTGAACGAGCAGCCGCGGCCCTCGTCTTTCTGGTCGGTGATGGTGGTGTCCCACACAGCCTTGCCGGACACGACGTTCAGCTTGATGGAGCCGGAGGTCGTACCGTTGCCGTCGGGAGTAATCAGCGCACCGTCGCTGGCGCGGATTGCTTTCCATGCTGCGCTGGAAGCAGCCGTGGACACGGAGTTGTCGGCGGCGTTGTTGTCTGCAATGATTTGCAGTTCTCCCTTGTACAGACGCAGGCCGAGCAGCCACTCCCACACGTTGCCGTTCATATCCCAGATGCCGTCCATCTGGCCGTTGTGGCTCCACGGCAGCGGGCCAGTACCCGTCAGCACGCGGGCGGTCTTACCGCTGTCCTGCACGCCAGGTGCGGGGATTGCATCGTAGGTGGACTCGTTTGCGTCCTTGCCATAGTTATTGTTGCCCCGCGGCTCACAGCCGCGCTTGTGGCACCACAGGGCAACGGCGGCCCACTCGGCCACGGTGGCCTCATGCCAGCCCGTGCCGTTTGCCTTGGTCTTGCTGGCAAACCAGTCAAAGTTCTGGCTTACGGTGGGATCTTCTGCGGGCAGGCTGTATGCGCGCTCGTTGTAAACCTTGGTCTGGTACTTGCCAAAGTAGAAGCCTGCGATTTCCTTTCCGTTCACACGGAATGCCGGGTGAATGTCGGTGCTGGTGGTGGACAGAACATCACACAGGCGGAACGCAGGAATCCACACAAAGACAGACGGCATACCCTTGTCGTCCATCAGAATTTTGTTCTTGGGAAATGCGCACTGCAATGCAAATGCGGCAGCCTCGAAATTGTTTGCCATAGTCTTTTACCTCCTTACAGAATGTTGAAGTCCTCGACGCTCCACAGGCTCAAGGTCACCTTGTCGGTGTCCAGCGGCTTTGCCTTGCGCTCAATGTGAGTCTTGGGTGCGGTGTCCTCGGCGCTGTCGTTCTCGTCCGCCACTTCTGCGGCGGCCATGACCTCGTTTTCGGCCTCGCCCTCAACTTCCACTTCCTCATACTCGGTCGCCGGAATCTCGACGATGGCAACATAGAAGCGGCCATCGGCGTTCTTTTTGGGCAGGGTATCGGGCTTGTCGATCAGCAGCAGGTTGCCGTCCTTGTCACCAATCACCGTCTTGGTAATATCGCTGTCGCGCTGGTACTTCGCCAAGTTCACGGTCAGCGTACCGTCCGCAAAGTCCAGCTTCGTGCCGTTCAACTCGTACTCGATTTTCCGGCCTTCGTTCAGCTCTACAACTTTCATGTTACTTCATACCTCCTGTCACTTTCACGGTCACAACAACAGTCTTTGCGCTGCCGTCATGGGTCAGCTTGAAGCCGTTCACCAGCTTGTCGCTCACGGTAATGTCGCCCAGCCTGCCGCCGGAATAGCTTTTGACGGCCACGTCCACGTCATAGCTGGTGTTCTTTCGTGTGGTCGTCAGGGCCACCGCCGTTTCCTTGGTGCAGAACGGCCACGGATTGCTGTTCGCGGTCAGGGTTACTTCCTTGACCTCCGCGGCAATCTCCGACTCCACCGCCGACAAGCGGCTGTTCTGCGTGGTGTCGGTGGACTTGATGCTGGCAATGTCCGTGTCGTGGCTGTTGCTGGAAGTTTCCAGCACGCCCAGCCTGCGGCCAAACCACAGCACGACGTTCTGAATGATGCGGTATGCCAGATGGATGTCGGAAATGCCGACCTCCATGTTGTTCAAGTGCGCCTGGTCGATCAGCGTACCCTGCTGAATAACTTGGCCGTCCTGATCCTCCACCTGGTCTACCCAGAATGTTCTATTGTGCATAACCTGTTGTCCTCCTTTACGTTGCTTCCACCAGCGGGAACGTGAAGCGCAGGAGTCCGGCGTTCACGCTGTCGCGGGTCAGGCTCACGGTCTGGCTCCCGGCCAGTTCACCGTTGCGGTCATACACACGAACCGCCGTGATGGTGTCTTTCTGGCCGGACGACGGAGCGTTGACATACACCACGACTGCGTTCCCGACAACCTGCTTCGAGTTGATTTCGCCGTCTTTCCATGTACTGCCGTTAAGCTGGTACTGGAAGCGGCTCACCGCCCGCAGCAGTTCTTCGCGGCGGGCTTTCAGAAAAGTATCTGTGAAAAAAGCCATGCTCTTTCTCCTTTCCCTGCATAATAAAAGCCCCTGTCCGGGGCGGTTGCAGCGTTACTTGTTACACTTTGCTCTGCCGCAGACGCGGGGCTTTACCTTGAACGCCTCCACCTTTACGGCGTTCTGCACCGTGGCGGCGGAACTTTCGCCCAGCGTGGCCGCCCGTGGCTTCTCGCCAGTCACCGTGCCGTCGCCGGATTCCGCCGGGTGGATTTTGTAAGCGTCCATCTGCGGCGTAGCATCCAGCGTTTGTCCGCCGCTCCATCCCTTTGTGCTGATCCGGGGGATTGTACCCGTGATCTTCGGGCTGTCCAGGAATGCTTCTGCCTGTCCGCCGACGTTCAGCAGGCCGTTGGACGACCAGCCTAACGTACTGGGCCGCCAGTATGTGCCGCAGATCGTTGCACCACAGATAGGCACTTTGTATGCCATGCACTCCACCTGCGCACCAATGGAAATTCCGTGCCGCACCATGTAGCTGATATACTCAAGGTGAGCTGTCAGTCGTTTGGTGTAGCCCAGCAAATCTTCCATTTCGTCTATGGTGTGATACTGCGCCGGGGCATCAGTGATGTTCACGTTCAGCCGCCAGAATCCAGGAGTGCCGCCGTAGTCGAACCACTCTTCCACTTCGGAATCCGGGTAAGTCACGCTGACCTGTTCCCAGACAGCCTTTACCGTTCCGGCGTACCGCTGAATTTCAATGGCTGTCTTGATGATCCTGCGTTTCGTTTCCAAGTCGGCGGCGGAATCATACCACTCGACTTTGAGATATACTGCCATCTGGTCGAGTGTTTCTTCGGAGCATTTGTCCACTTCGGAGAACGTCACACCAGCGTCAAGGCAATCCAGCACCCGGCCCTGCAACTCGGCGTAGACTTCGGACAAAACCTGCACCCAAGGCTGGGCGGCGACGATCTTAGGCACGCCGTCGGTTATCCTGGCCTCGCGGAGTTTAATCATCCTCGACACCTCCATAGACGACCGTTGGCTGGCCGCTCAACTTCGGAATCTGCACGAGTGCCTTTTCCTTGTCTGCGCCGCTCTCCACCACCTTGAAAGCAGGTTCCCGCATTTCCACGCGCTTCACGCCCGCGGCGCGCAGACGATAGATCAACTCCATCGGGTTGATGTCCCGGCCAATGGAGCGTTGCCAGTCCTGGTACTCCTGCACCGCCTGTGCCACATTCTGCTGCACGATGTCGGCGTTCTTCTTCGAGCTGGCCCCGATGTAGTAGGTGAAGTCTATGCTGTACTCCACCTCTTCCGGGGCCTTGCAGATCACAAGGTCTGTCATTGGGCGACGGGCCTCATTCATCATAAAGGTTTCCATTTCGGAAATGTCCTTTTCGCTCGGCATCTTTCCGCCCGTGAGCATGAAGTAGATGTACGCCGTGCAAGGCTGGCTTCTTGGGGAAATCGCAATGGCATTTTCAATGTCAGAGCGAAAACTCATAGCCCAGAACTCGTAGGCATCACGCGGGCCTGCGCAACTGTACGTCGTGGGGGACAGCCAGATTCTACGGGTCAGGCTGTCGTCGCTCTCTGCATCTGCGCCTCCACTGCTGGTGTCGATGTTCACCGCACCAGCCACAAACGGAATCGCGTCTACCAGCGTATCAATAACGCCCGGTGGAATGCCGTTGCTTTCCGCGCCGACTTCTTCCGCCTTTGCCAGTACATCAACGCTCGTTTCGCCAATGTCGATCTGGGCGTATTCCGTTGTGGCAAAATAAATACCCGCACCAGTTCGGATGCGTGTTCCCTGCGGAATCATTGCCACGCTCTTCTGCGCCGCCGACAAGGTAAAGCGGATCGTCACCGTGGCGTATGTTGCCGGGTTTCTTTTCACGCCGAAAGGCAAGCCGATGTTGTCCAACTGCGCGCCCTCTGCCGATTTCAGCATAGCGGCCAGTGCGCGCCGCTCCGCCACCTGCATAGCCATGTAGTACAGCATAGCCATGCTTTTAAGGGTCAGCGTCAGCGGGTCACTGTCGTACAGCGGCGGGGCCTTGGCATAAACCTTTTTGTAGTTCTCGGTGTAGATGTCCATAACAAGGTCACGCGCACCTTGCAGGGTGAGATTTCCTGTTACGCTGTACTCCGGGATGTCTGCAAACTCTGTGATATTAGACAATTTTCACCACCACCTTTGGCCGGATATATCCTTTCTTGCCGTCCTGTTCGCTATAATCAACCTGCTGTACCTGCGCGTGCTGTTCGTAGCGCGCCGTCTTTCGGGTGATCTCCGCGGTCAAGAGGGCTTCCGCCGCTTCCGCCGGGAGGCTCAAGCAGGAAATGTCCAGGCCAAACTCCCGGTCAAGTGCCTGTTCTCCCACTCGGCTTCCGTACAGCGTTATGAGGCGATTGTATACGTCGCGGTCTTGGTCGCCATCGGACGGCTCAACTTCAACTTCGATGTCGCCCAGCAGCAAGTTGTTCAGTTCGTCACTCATACATACTCCTTTAGGGTCAGCGTCACCTTGCAGGACTTGAGGCCCCAGAATCTATGTACCACGTCCCAGGTGTCCGACATTTTCTCGAACTTGAACGGATAGCGGGAAAGCGGCCTGTTGTTGATTATGAAGTAGTCAACAGCGCCAGCCTCGCACAATTCCTGCAAAGCGTTCAGCACCTTGCGCGGGTTTACTCCGAACTGTGAATTAAGCAGCAACTCGAACTGGTACTCTTTGAGTCCCGGCCCTACATACTCGCTCTTTTCCTTTCCGCCAATCACGCTATGGGCGGCCCAGTTGCTCGACGTGGAGCCGTTGATATTGTCCGGCGTTACGACGCGCCAGCTCGACACTGTGAATACCAGCCCTGCAAAGCTGCCAATTCCGCCCCATGCCATAGAACCACCTCCCGATTACTGCGGCTTCCCTGTAACGCCAGCCACGGTATACGGGCCAGCAGTTGCGCCGCCGTCGTGGCCGTGGAGGTGATTCACAAGGCTTATGCCGTTTATCTTGCAATCTCCGCTCCCGCCGCTGATGTTCACGGTGGAGCCTTTGATTTCAACGTCCGTTCCCTCGATTTTGATAGTGCCGCCCTGCGTCAGCGTGACGGTAGAGCCACCGACTATGAATTTCAGATCACCGCCGATTTTGTGGGTTGCGTTCTTGCCGACCGTTTCCGTCGTATTTCCGTCGATCTTTTCTTCATAGTTGCCGCTTTTTCCGTCATAGCTTTCGTAGGCCACGCCCTGCTTGTCGTTGTAGTCGTAACGATACAGGCCCTCCTTTCCGCCGGGGGGCTTGTTGTCGTCGTTCCAAAAGGTTCCGATGCACGTCCCCATTTCCTGATCTGCGGAGTTGTGCAGGACGCACGCCATCTGCCCAACAACAGGCATCCGATACAGGTTGTTCGACACCATGCAGATTTCATCCGTTACGGAATCGTCGCGGTCTTTGTAGGCAACCTCTATCGTTCCCTTGTCGTAGTTGACCTTGGAAACCTCACCAACGCGGATCACGCTCTGCATATAGATCAGCCTCCCACTCTGCTTCCTGCGTATTCGTTCGTGAGGCCGCCGGAGTTATCCAGCGGTCGGGTGATACTATCAAGATAATACTTCCCGTCCATCTTTCCGTACCCCTGAATGTTCACGCACTGTGTTGCGTGGATATTCAAGTCGCCCATCGTCTTGAACGACACGGTGGTATTGGAATGATTCTTCATTGCAATAGCTGCTTCGAGCTGTCGTTTCGCGTCGACCTCGCTGGACGCATACCTGTTTAGTTTCAACATCCTGTCACCGCTACCGACGGTGACATTGATATTGACTTTCTTCCGCTGGTTGGTGTATGTGAACACGCCGCCTGTGTATGTTCCGGCCAATGTTGTGTTCCAGGAAAAGGAACCCGGTACAATGTCCGCCGGGGTGAATGTCCTTACGGCATCCTTTTGTTTGTATTTCTCGCGGTCGAAAATCCAAATCTTCCCCATGTACACTTTCAGGATCAGGCCGTAGGTTTCGCACAGGTTCTTGAGGAAAGCACTGTCGTTGTCGTCCTGTTCCTTGATGGCAATGTCCACATCTTCGGCATCCATCGAGCATTGCAGGCTGTTGCGCTCCGCAATGGTCGAGGCAATGCGCTGGATGGATGTGTTCTTCCAGACCTGTTCTCGGTTTCTCTCGTGGAAGCCCGTATCGCTTGGCCGCGCCACCGCGCCGATTGTCAGCACGTCCGGGCAGCCTGTGAAGCCCAGGTCATCCACCACCAAAACGCCGCAGTCCAGTTCTGCACTGTCGCCCTGCACAATCCAGTTTTTCGTGCAGAGCTTCGGATGCAGCTTTGCGGCAATGTCCGGCATCCACCCATTTTTCCATTTCACGTTGCTGGCGTTCACCTTGATGGAAAGGCTATCAGAAGAATCCGATCCGCTGTCCGTAAAAGTGAAACTCTCTACATCGTTCTTAATGTCAGCGGTCATATCGTTGTCGTTGTATTCGACTGACAGGAACGCTTGGCGTGGTAAGAACACGTCGATCACCTCACTTCTTCCAAGGCGGCAGGTTTTCAATCTCCGTCTTTACCGTGACTTCCGGGGTGACAAGCTGCACCCCGGAATCAAACTGGTAAACGTCGTTGTACTCTCTGTTGGCGGCCATCAGCACGTCCGCCCGCATTTCGTCGTCATAGACGGTCTTTGCGATCCCGTCCCATGTGTCGCCGCTTTTGGTAACGTACATAGAACCGCCTCCTTATGCGTACTTCGTGCGCTGTTCTCTGCGCTGCTCTTCCTTGATTTCCTGCTTAATCTCGGCCTTGAACTTCTCGAACTGTTCACGCATGATCTGCTCGATCTCTGCGCGGTCAGCCTTTCCGTATGCTGTGATCTGCGGGGAGAATACAAACTGCATCCCGTCGCCGTCGCCCCCGCCGGAGGTTCTGGAACTTCTGTATGCAGCCTGCGGAATCTCGCTCAACTCTGTTGTGCCTGCATCACGCGGCGGCAGGACGTAAAGGGGTACTCCCGTGTCTGTAAGGACACCGTTTCCCCAGCTCGAAAGCACCGTTCCGCCGTTGTAGGTTTTCGCCGCTTCGGTCAGGAGCGACGTTGCCTCGTTGTCTCCAAGGTACTTTTTCAGCACGATGGGGGCCACGTCTGCGGCAATACTGGTGGCGGCCAAGGCCAAGGAGCCGTCGCCCGCCATGGAGTTATTCGTCACGCTCCACAGCAGCGAGGCCGCGTCGCCCGCCGTGCGGATTCCGTTGGAGCGCAGGGCATATTCGCCATACTCCTTGCTAAAGTCGATCAGGTTGTCCAGCTTCTCGCGGCTACCGTCGGTAAACCCGCCGTTGGCAAAGTAGGACACGTTCTGCGGCCCGATGGCGCGGGTCGCATCCTCCCCGGTCACGCCCAGCATCCGGCCTGCCCGTACCCAGTGATTCACGTTTTCATCGTGAACGCTACGCTTGAAGCTTATAACCGCCTCCGTCCCGGCCTCACCTGCGATACTGACACCGTGGGTGAAGCCGCCGTTTGCAAATGCAGGAGCCGGAACTTCTGCAAGGCTAAAGCCCCACTCCTTGCCCGCGATGCCCTCCGGCAGAGAAATACCGAGGATTTTTGTAGGCATCTTGATGTGGATTTTGTTCAGTGCGCGGATGATAGTATTTACCACGGAAACGCCGATGGAAGCAACGCCCTTTATCAGCCCGATGATTCCCTGAATCACAGGCTCAATTACAGGCAGGAGGCCGTGAATCACGTCCACGATTACCTTAATTGCGTTTACCAGCGTCGTTCCCACCAGGTCGATAATCGTACTAATCAGCGGGGCCACCGCCGGGAACAGGTCATTCACCACAAAACTCATCACATCCGCCAGCAGGGGCTTAATGTGATTTACACCCAGGTCTACGACCTGGCTTACCAGCCCTGTCACAGACTGGATAATGGGAATTGCCGCTCCGAATGCTTGGCCGAGGTCTACGCCAAACATACTTTTCCCGCTCAGCTTCTCCTGAATATTCAGCAGGTTGTCCAGCGAGAAAGCGTTTTTAATTCCATCACCGATTTTCTTGACATCCGCAAAGAATGTATTGAAAATCGTCAACCCGGTCGGGCCAAAAACTTTCAATACGATCTGCTGAATATCCGCGAAATGGTCTCCCAGCAGGGACACCACCGCAATGATGCTGCCGATTCCGGCAATTACCGGGCCGAATGTTCCGAGCAAGCCCATAAACGCGCCACCCAGTTTCCCGGCCACCGGGCCGAGAACCGTTTGCCCCACATTGAGTCCTGCTCCAAGGAACTGCGTCACGTCCTTTACGCCCTGCACAGCACCGCCGCCGATTTTAACCGCCGTCTGTCCAACTTTGGAAGATGCAATATTTCCGGCGAGCGTCTTTGCTCCGTAAAGCGTGTTGCCCGCAAAATTCTTTACGCCGCCGACCGCGCCTTTTCCGAGGCCGACCGCCTTTTGGCCGATGCTTGTAATGAAGTTGCCCAGCGGGCTGTTCATTGCATTCTGCATTGGGCTGCCAAAGATTCCCGCGAGGCTGCTTGCAATTCCGCCGACTCCGTTCTTCGCCGTCTGTCCAAGCCATTTCCCGACTCCGATAGTTTGCTGAACCAAGTTCGTTCCGTGCAAGCCCTTTACCGAGTTCGCCACGCTCGTTCCGTATTGGCCCAAAGAACTTCCCTTGAGCATCCCGAAGAGGCCGCCGGAACTTTTGGCGGCTGTGATCTGATCTGCTGTTTTCAGAACATTCTTCCACAGCGTTTCCGGCTTGCTCGTTTTGCTCGTCAGTTGCTTTTTGTTTTTCAGACCGAAGATTGTACCGATAATCGTGTTCTCTGCATTTTGCAGAAAACCGCCGATACCGCTGGATGTAACAGGGCTGCCGTTTGCCTGAGTCATGCTACTGTTTGCCAGACCTGCGCCCAGCTTTGCGGCATTCCACATATCCACGGCGTTTCCTGCGGCGGCGGCTCCTTTTCCGAAGATGCTGTCTTTTGCAACGCTCAACGGGCCAGTGCCTTTTCCGCCGCTAAAAATCCTTGTTGCACCATTCACCACTTGGAGAATCTGCGGGGCGACGGACATTGCGGCGAACGTCGCGGCGGTTCCTCCGATTACCTTTGTAACCGTCGCGCTGTTGTCGTAGCTACCGTTCTCGCTCTTTACGTTGATGAACTCAAAGAATTTCTTTACGATCTGCCAGAGCGATTCCAGCGCGCCGCCCAGGGCAGAAATTCCGTTTTGAGCAAGCTGTGCAAGCTGGCCTGTTACGCCAGCAATCAGTGGAGCGTTTGCCTCGACTTCTTTTGCAAACCCAACAAACCAGTCTGCGCCCTGTTTTACCACAGGGAGGAACGCTTCACCGAACGACTCCCGCAGATTGCGCCACGCATTTTTTGCAAGCTGGATGGAGTTCTCTGCCGTATCGCTACGAGTCAGATACTCGTTTTCCATGCTACCTTGCCAAACGTATTGTCCGTTCTCGTCCTTTGTTTTGATCCAATCAAGATTTTGTTCCAGCATCGGAATGTTCTGTGCTATTTTCGTTGCGGACTCAACAGCACGTTTTCCGAAATACTGTCCCATCAAACTGATCTGCTGTTCCTGCGGAAGAACTTTAATGCGGGAGAAAAAGTCCTCGATTGCTTCAATGGAGTTATCCTGCATACTCTTTGCAAATTCCACAGGGTCTAGGCCCAGCTTTGCCATAACGCCCGCTTCGCTCTTCGTGGCCGCGCTGCCCGCCGTCCACTTCAAGAACATATTGCGCAGGCTGGTTGCGGCGGAGTCGTCGTCAACGCCCGTCGCCACCAGAACGTCTGCCATTGCGGCAACGGAGCTGGTATTAACACCAGCCATTCCGCCCAGACTTCCAACGCGGGTTACAATTCCCGCCAAATCGGCGGCGGTTGCATTCGTGTTGTTTGACAGGTAGTTTAACTGATCTGCCAAATTCACGATTTCATTTTCCGCCAAGTTGAATGCCTGCTTCCACGTCGCCATCCATTCGCCGGACTGCTTTGCGTCGGAGTCAAAGGCAATCGCCATCTTTGCGGCATCCGCTGTGTAGTTGAGGATTTCCGGGGTAGAGGTAACGCCGCTCTGACCAAACGCAGCAGCAATAGCACCAGCGTCCTCAAACTCCATAGGAATCAGGGTTGTCATATCTTTTAACCCGGATTTCATTTCGTCGTAATGCACAGTGAAATTGCCGTTGTCGTCTTTCAGTTCATCGACCACCTTTGCCACTTCTGCCATCGTGCTTTCGTACTTCATGGCATCTTTTGTGGCATCTGCAAAGAACTTCGTCGTGCCAACTGCAAGCCCGGTCATTGCACCGAGTCCAATTTTTCCGACGTTGCTTATCGTCTTTGCCAGCTGGCCGATCTGGCCGTTTGCGCTTTTTACGGCCTGCGCCAACGAGTTGTCAACTCGTCCGCCAATCAGGATAGAAAGTTCTAGTTCCTGATTTTTCGCCATTCCTCCGCCACCTCCTCGTTAATCTCCACCATTTCACGCACAGGGAGGTTGAGGTAAAAGTCCGCTCCCGTGTGCGTGACGGAGGCCAAACCTACCGCCGCCTTTCTGATTTCTTTGTAACCGCCTTTTACTCGAAAAAATCCTTATCGTTCACCGCATTTTTCAGGGGCATAGCCTCGCACAGAGGCAGCCCCAGGAAGAACTTCACGTCCTTGCCAGTCGCCATGCTTGCCATCAAGCAGCAGTAGTAGTAGTTACTGGTGCGCTCGATGGCACGAATGTCCTCTTCCTCCATGCGGTTCTCTGCCTGCCGGATGTTCATGCCCGTAAGGCTGCCCACGCCGGAGAGGTCAACTTCGGTGTGGGTTTCGCCCTTGTAGAGATAGGGCTTGTGCAGGTGCAGAATGTGGGGGCGGGTGTCGCTCTCGTCTTTCTGTGCAGGGACAGTGATTGCGCCCTGCACCATCTGGCGCACCTTTTTGCTTGCGCCGATGGGCAGGAGTTTGAAAAACTC